CCGTCTTCACTATTGGGAGGAACTGGTGATACTACGGATGGTGATATTGGTTCTTGATCTTCAATAGAAAAACCAAATAATTTTGCCATAATTTAATTATTCTGTATTCTTACTATTTATCAGTTACCTTTACCACCAGTTCCAGTAGGATACCAATAATTAACTTGAAACTCTACTGTAAATTCTTCAATTGCATCTGATGAATCAAATGATAGATCAATCGCAGAAATGTTAGTTGGGAAGATATCTTCAAACTTATATTGTTTGGCATCGGCAACACCACTACCACTTGTAGCAGTAATTGTTGTTGCACTTCTACTCAATTGAGTCACTGTGGCATTTGCCATATAATCTACTGGATTTGATGCTCCACTTGTATCTTTATATTGACCAATATGTTGCATCCAGTCTTCCATAAACGTTCTAATTAGAAAATTAGTATCGTTAATGACTGTGATCGACCATGTATCATAAGTTCGGTCCCCAGCAACTTTAAAAGTTCTTCCACGAAAAGGAACATCGATAGATGCAATATTTGATGCTGGAAGATTTGCTGCCTTACACAACATTATAAAATTAGGATCCAAAGTACCCGCGTTAGCGGGAGCATTACCAAAAGATACTTCAAATAGATTGGGGCGAGCACCACCACCAATAAGAGCTGACTTGAAATCTGAGAGAGTTTTGTTAGTTGCCATTTTTTTAGTTTCTCCTTTTTAATTTATTTATTTTAATTAAACAGTTCCAGCAACTTCTTCAAAACTAACACCAGTGCGAGTCGCAACAAATGTAAGTGTGACATAATTAATTGATTTCGTTGGTTTTAGGAAGATATCAGCACGGAACTCATTATTATCAATCACATCAGGAGTGTTATTTGAGGTATCGCAAACAACCAGGAATCCGTAGAGACCTCTCTTTGCTTCCACATCACGAAGAAATGGTTCGACAACGTTTTTGAAATTTGCTCTAGTCAATTCGTCATTTAATTCAAAAAGTTGTGCTTGTGCAACTTTTTCAAGTGCCTGTTCAATCGTAAGGAACAGACGACGAACGTTAATTCTATCAAATGCGGATGCATATCCAAGAGCAGTTTTATCTCCAAAAAGAAGAGTTCCAACTCCAGGTTGAGTTATGATTGAGTTGATTCTTTGTGGATAAAGTTGATCTCTTTGTGATTTTGATGGATTGTAAGCAAGTTTAATTGCATTATTTAAAATTCCTCTCTGTTGTCCCGCAGGAGAGAACCAAGGATATGAAGTAATATTGGTGCGAGTCATTAGACCTGCAATATCAGCATTACAGGGAATATAACGGAACTGATTGTTGAATCTATCGTAGGTATACTTATATCCACTATCAAAGATTGCATAAGATGATGATTGAAGTGAACTAAAGTATTGAATTAGATTTGATGTTTGAGTGGTAGTGTTTGTTTGTCCCACCAAGTTTGCTCTATGTGGTCCAATACAAGCAATAGCATCTCCTCTTGAACCTGCAAGAGAAATCAAATAATTTGCCTTTGCCTGCGAATCTACTTGATTTGTAAAACCTGGACCCATAATGAGATAATCTACTTGAATCTCATCTTTATTACTAAAGAGTTGATACGAAGTAATCAAATTTCCAAGAGATGCTTGCATTCCACCATTAGCAGAATAATTCTTACCTTCTGTAAGAGTATATGAAACATTTCCAATTGCAGCAAAAGTAATTCCCTGTGCATTCTGTCCCCAGAGACCTTGTGAGGTTGTGTATGGAGTAAATGCTGTACTGAACCCTACTGCTCTTGGAGCAGTTCCGTGATATGAATCAGCAGCACTGGAAGGATTACTTCCTGCATAAACTTGAGAAGAGAAATCAGCAAGAAACTGTTCGTACCAAATTTTTTGAGGAGAATTTACTGCAGAAATTGAATCAAATGCCTTGGAAAGACCTACAAATTTTTCAATAATTGTTCCAGAATTTCCTGTGATGGTTCCTCTGTCATCAACAACTGCAATATGGAGAGCATCATTTTCACCAGCTCTATCAAGTGAATATTGATTTGTGACTGGTTTCGGTGCAATTGACTTCCAATAAATTGTGGAATTTGTAAGACCAAGAGTTTGTTGTCCGTACCAATCAACAACTGTGGAAGGAGTGATCGGAGAAGATGCTGATGTTCCTGTATTAATTCCAGAATTATTGACGAAACGAAGAGAACTTAAAATAGAATATGATGCAGTAGAAGAACTTTCTGCATAATCAATTGCAGTTTCTGTATTTCCTGATGAAACTCTAGAAACAATTCTTACATCAATCGTACTATTTCCATTTATAGCATCAGTCGTAACACCAGTAATAATACCTTTCAAATAACCATTAAAGAGTGATGTTGTTCCTAATCCGGCAAGAGCAATATTTGTTAATACAGTCGTAACACCAAAACCAATAGTTGCCCCAGAAGTTGAAGGGTTGGTTGTTGCAATACCAATTGTCTGATCTGCTAAATTATCAATAAAGCAAACTTTTAAATTATTTGCCCAGGTGCCTGGGTTCTTTGCCACATAAGTAAAGTTAGATGCTTCTGAATAATTATTTGTATAATCATCGTAATTCTTGATTTCTAATGTTGTGGTGGCAGCAGCTCCAACTCCAGCATTTGCATTTCTTAAAGTTGCTCCATCAGTTCTTACAACCTTTAGAATACCACCATAAGAAAGGTATGAAGAAGCACTCATCCAATATTCGTATTGGGAATCTGTTGAGAGTGGTTTTCCAAATACGTTGATTAAATCCTGTTCTGTTGTAATATCAATTGGATAATCTACTGGTCCAATTGGAAAAGGTCCTGCAATTGCACCAATATTATCGAGTACATTATCAGCTCTTCCTACTGTTAAATCAACCTCTCTGACGAGTACGCCGGGAGATAATTGAGGAGTCGCCATTTTTTTCTCCGTAATTCTCAGTTTGTCTGAAAATATTTATCAAAAACTCATTTTACACTGGGGAAAGATGACGCGAGTATTACCAATCTGGATATTTGTATTCAATTGAGTATATTTTATTTTTTTTATAAAGGTTTATTCTTATTTTAGTACATTCCTTACACTCATAAGAATAAGAAGATGCAACAGGTCCTCTATCTTTGCGTGTTCTATAAAAATCTCCTACTAAATTTTTGACTTCTCCACAAACTCTACAGGTTCTATCATTAAGTAATAAATGACCAAGTTTTATTTGCTTATCAATTTCCATTACTGACTATATTCCCACATATAAGCACGGTCTCCATATTCATCAGCAAACCAACGATCACCATCAGCATCAGTAAAACTAGTTTCTTCTGAACCATCAGAAAGAAATCCAAACGGAGCCATATCTTGTTCTATTTGATTTTTCTGTTCCTCATAAAGTCTCTTTCTTACATCTTGATCCGTAAGTTCTTTAAAATAATCCTGTGATACTAACCAGGCATAAATGACTAAACACATTGCCAGATCATCATTACATCCTTCTTCTGCCTCAAATGAATTATGTTTTTGAATAAATGTAGTAAGTTCACTCATAATTTCATAATCATTAAAATATAACTTATCCTCTTCAATCATAGTTTTGAGATTTAGGCATCCAATTTTTTTAACAGTCTTGGACATTTTTACTCCAAGTTGAGTTTTCTTTCCAGAAAAACCCTGCCCTACAATTTGACCTGCTCTTCCTCTCATAGAGCACATCAATAAATTACTATACTCTAAATCATACTGAAGAATACTTGCAACCTGATCTCCAACATCATTAACTTCACATAATATAAATGCATTATTATAATTTTTTGCTACCTCATAAATGATATTTGGAAACATCATTGGTTTAATTTCGTTGTTTCGGTATTTTGCAACAACTTTGTGAGGAAACTGTGTAATATCAACAACTACAAATGCTGAATAATCAATCCCTACCCCTCTAGCAACGTCTACAGTGATGACGTAATCACATTCCTCATTCGCATTCACATAAACATCTAAACCCGCATTACGGGTCTTAGGATGCTCATAGACGAGTGATCTGAGTTTGCTTGGTGCAATTAGAGTATCAACTGAACCCAGAAACTCACATTCAAATTCAACTTTGAATTGTTGTTCACTTGTGTTAGCAATTGTCTGTGCCTTCCAGGCAGAGTCTCTACCAGGAACTTCACTCCAGTGAACATCAGTAAAAATGTATTCGTTTTTTCCTTTCTCTGCATCGTGCCACATACGGTAGAAATGATTCATACCGTGTGGTGTAGATACAATAATTACCTTTGTACTTTTACCTGCAGTAATTGTTGGATATACCGATGCAAAGAATGAATCTGCAATGTGATTTGGGACGAACGCAAATTCATCCAAAAAGAGGATATTGAAAGACATACCACGAACTGCAGAAGCAGAAGTAGAAGCAGCCAAGATTTTACTTCCATTCTCCAATTCCAGAGAACCTTTGTTCCAAGAGATAATACCTTGCTGCATCCATTTTGGTAGATTTTCATATGCCGTTTGAAGACGGTCCAAAAGTTCTCTTGCCGTTGCTGCCTTGTTTGCAAGAATACCAATATTCACATTATCATTAAAGACAGCATAATGAAGAAGATATGAAACAACCGTAGTGCTTTTACCTGTTTGACGAGGCATCTTACATATATTAAATCTATTCTTATGAAATCTTTTAACAAGTTTTTCTTGAAACGGATACAACTCAAAAGGTTGTAATCCGTGATCCAAAGTCACAATCTTTACATAATTTTTTGCAAAAAATACAGGATCTTCCTTACACTTTATAAATTCAACAATTTGTTCTTCTGTAAATTCAATTGCTGTATTTGCTTTTTTGAGTAAAGGATTACCAAGATAAATATCGGCATTCATATTTTAGTTGCAGTTCCAACGACGAAGTGCTTTATTTATTCTTGAATCTGGATCTCGTGCAGTTTCTGCAGAAGTAAGTTTTGATTTCATTCCGGACATACGACTACAAAAGTTTTTTCTACGTGATGCTCTTTTACCAGTTGGTTTCTTTTCTGTTACTGCTGTCTGAAGATTTGAACCCGGATTTTCCCTGCGATATGCATTCACTGCTTTTTGACTCAATCCATCAGTTTTGTCTTTACGGTTTTCTTTCTGCCAATCTTCATCAATCTTAACTTCTTCACCAATCTTTTTAGAATTGGTAAGATAATTTTTTGATTTTGAATTTACAACTTGAATCAGGGGCATTCCTGGTTCAATTGTTGAAACTTTATATTGAAGAACTTGAGAACCCGGATAAACTTTTTGAATTTCTGTAGTAACATCTTTTCTGCTTGGCATTCCAATTTGTGGAAAGAACATTCTAATTGAATATGCCTTTCCTCTCCAGTTCAAAATTACAGCAAGAATATTTCCTGTTTCTGCTTGTAAACGAGTTGATTCATCAATTTGAGATTTGAATCCTTTAATTGGTTCTGGTTTGATAATATCAACTACTTCAGCAAAAGTATTACCGTTTAAATCTTCAATTGTTACATCTTCTTTTTTTACGCAGTTTGGATATTTTTTTCCAAACATTGTTTTCATACCTTTCTTTTTATATCCAGCCCAACACTTTTCATCAAGATTTAGATCTTCTAGAACCTTTAGAGAAATTGGTGATAAACTTCCCGATTTTACAGAAACATATGATTCACCACGTTGTTTCCGTTTGGCATACTCTATATAAGATTCACCTGGAAGTAACTTCTTGGACTTCTTAGGATCTTGTGGATAATCTTCACGAGCACGTTGAT